TTTCCAAATCCCACATCGGCAAGCTGTCCTCCGCCACTCTGAGCGCGGAAGCATTTTTCAGTGAAGTGGTTCTCGGGCTGGGTGCGGCTGATTCCGAATTCGGTGACGATGATACAAAGTTCTGGTGTATGAACGCAAGAACCTATTCCAAACTCATGGCAAAGCTGGTGAATTTCAATGCTGCCGGTGCCATCACCACAGGTATCAGCGGGAAGATGCCGGTTGTGGGCGGTTCCATTGAAAAGCTCGGCTTCATGCCGGATAACGTCATTGCCGGTGGTTACGGCAACCTTTACCTTCTTGTGGAACGCGAGGGCGGCACCGTAACGAAGTCTGAACACGCTATGTTCATTCAGGACAATACCGTATTCAAGGGAACCGGACGCTATGACGGTGGTCCCGCCATCGGGGAGGGCTTCTCCATGTTTACCATCGACACCACCGACGGCGCAACTTCTGTGGAATTCGCGGAAGATACAGCCAACGCGGACACCGCTGCGGCTTCCGTGGATGAAGAAGACGAATAATTTCACGAAAGGAAGGCGTAAAGCATGGCAGGAAATGTTGCAACCGCCTTGATGCTGCTTAAAACCGCGCTCGGTGTAACTCACAACAAGCGTGATGAATATTATCTTTCCATGCTTGACGCGGCTTTTGCGGAGTTGAAAGGGCGCGGCGTTCATCTCAACTTGGAGGAGGTTGAAGATAATATGCTGCTTGCGGATTATGCTGAATTCAATTACCGGAACCGTGACGGTGGGAAGGCGATGCCCCAACACCTTGACACCAGAATCAAAAACCGGAAAGCGAAAGGACGTGCAAACCGTGGAACTTGAAAATATCAGCAAAAGCGGCGATTTCTATTCCCTTGACAATATCATGTATTTCCCGCCGTACACCGAAAAACAGCTTGTTTTCTGCGCAGAACTTCCGATCACACGAACAGAGTTTTTCAATGCCGGTGCGCTGGATATCCGCGCGGAGGTTTGTCTTGTCATTGATACGGAAAGTGATGACCGGGACGCGCTGAAAGTGAAATACAAAGAAAAAGTGTATGCCATTTACCGCCGGTACCCTATGGCGAACGATTATACACAGCTTTACTTATCGGAAAAGGCTGGTGTAACATGAGTGAACGTGTGACCCCGGACAAACTTGGAAATGCCATTGCGCAAGCCCTTACAGAATATTCGGACGGCGTTGCGGAACGGATGCACAAGGCAGTTGACAAGGTGACGGAAGAAGCGGCGGAAGAAATCAAGCTGCGGATTCCGTTTACCCAGCGTACCCGGAAATACGTCCGGGCGTTCGCCACAAAGACCCGGTACGAAGATAAGCTGAACAAGCGGAACACATGGTATGTGAAAGCCCCGCAGTTCCGAAAGACCCATCTGCTTGAAAACGGACATCGGAACCGGGACGGGACACACACCCGGGCTTTTCCTCATATCCGGTATGGGGAAGAACTGGCGCGGAAACGTCTGCCGGAACTCTGTGAAAAAGCAGTAAGGGGGGAGGAAATCGAATGAACCCCGAAAGCGTAAACAACTATGTAAAACGGAAATTGGATGCCGTCGGTATACCGTATGGATATCGGAAATTCAAAGGAGGAGAAATTCCCGCCATTCCATACATTCTGTACTTCTTTGAACGGGAGCGGTTCAGCGGTACGGATACAAGAAACCGTGTATGCAGAAGTGATGTAGTCATTGAACTGTACACAGCAGAAAAAGAATTCGATCTTGAAGAAGCCATCGAAACCCAATTTTCCGAACATGAAATAGAGAAATCAGAAGATTTTAACGATGCGGACGAAGTATTCCGCATTACCTATGAATTTTCTGTTTCTTCCAAAATCAAAACAGGAGGTAAATATGTACAAGGATAGAATTGTTCTCGGAAGCGGCGATCTGTTCTGTATGCTTTTCAGCGGTACTATTCCCGAAGATGCAACCATCGAAACGGATGAAAACCAGCTCGGTGAAATCAGCGGCGGCGCAACACTGGAATATACCATTGAAAAATATACCGCGATCAGTGACAGCGGCAAGCGTTCCAAAACCATCGTCACTGACGAAAAAGCCCTTCTGAAAAGCGGTGTCATGACATGGAACGGAAACACGCTTGAAAAGCTGGTTTCCACGGCGCGTGTTTCCACCAGTACGGACGGCAAGAAACGTATTGTAAAAATCGGTGGTATTGCCAATCAGAAGAATGACAAGTATCTCGTTCGTTTCCGTCACAAAGACGCTGTTGATGGTGACTGCCGCGTGACTATCGTCGGCACCAATCAGGCGGGTTTGTCTATTGCTTTCGTCAAGGACAAAGAAACCGTTATCAATGCGGAATTCGCCGCTGAACCCCACGACGATGAAGGCACCCTGATTATCTATGAAGAAGATATCATCGGTGAAAATGCGGCTGCGGCGGCAAGTGACGAACCGACGGACGGTGAACCTGCCTACGACCCCGAACAGGATGCCTGAACCCAAACGAAAATGAAATAAAAATGCGGCGGCAGAATCCGAAAAATACCGAATGAACTTTCGGATTTCCTTCGAACTCTCACGCCGCATTTTTCTTAAATCAACACAAAAAAGAAAGGGATATACCATGATTACCATTACCAGAAAAAAGCCCACCTATGAAAGCGGTATCGAAAAGGACGGAACGCCCCTGAATCTGATTCCGGCTTCCAAAAACACATTCACGGAAATCACCGAAACTGCCGCGAACTTTCAGAAGGGCGGAAGCGGCATTGAAAAAATCAATGAAATGTACAAGCTGCTTGCGGTGATTATGAACAACAACACTGCCGGTATCACGGTCACGGCGGAGGAACTGGAAGAAGTTGACCCCATGACAGCCGCGACGATCATCAAGGAATATACCGCGTTCATGAGAGGGCTGCATAAAAACCCAAACTAAAAATACCCTATTGCCCACAGCCGGAGGATGGTGATGGGGTACATTATTCCGTTCAGACCCGTCCGGAAAAATGGGTTATGGAATATACAGGGCTGTCCATTGTTGAAGTGGGTGAACTCTGTTATTATGACTATCTCCTTTTGCTGCGGGACGCGGTTATCTATACGCTGTCCCAAAGCAAAAAAGGGCGGGAATATTTAGAAGAATGCTGGATCCTTGAACAAACAGATTTAGATAGAGCGTCCATGCGGAAGCTGACCGGAAAAGAAAGGAAGTGAGAATATGGCGGGTGCAATCAAAGGGATAACCGTTGAAATCGGCGGCGAAACCTCCGGGCTTGATAAAGCGTTACAGGGTGTAAACAAAGAAAGTGCCAGTATCGCAAAAGAACTGCGGGAAGTTGACAAGCTGCTTGATTTCGACCCCACAAACGTGGATATTCTCGCGCAGAAGCAGGAACTTCTTGGGAAAGCGGTTGAAACTGCCGCCGAAAAGGTTCAGAAGCTGCATGACGTTCAGGCGGAAGTTGAAGAACAGTTCAAATCCGGAAAAATCAGCGGGGAGGCATACCGGGACTATCAGCGCGAAGTTGCCAAAGCAGAAGCGGCACTGCGTAAAGCGGAAACTGCGGTTGATGATTTTGGGAAACAGGCGGATGATACTGCCGATAACATTGAGGATTTAGCCAACGAAACCGAAGAAACCGCCGAAGCTGCTGACGATGCAGGCGGAAAGTTTGAAAATCTTGGTTCCATTCTTGCTTCTGTAGGCACTGCAATAGCCGCCACCGTGACCGCCATCGGTGCCGCCGCCGGTGCTGCTGTTTCTGCAATGGCTGACATGGCTCTGGAAGCGGCGTTGTATGCGGATGATATTGCAACCCTGTCCACGCAGACCGGTGTTTCTACGGAATCCCTGCAAGCCTACGGGTACGCCGCCGAACTCGTTGACGTTTCTCTTGAAACTCTCACAGGTTCTATGGCAAAACAAATTAAGAGCATGACAAGCGCGGCGCAGGGTTCAAAAAACTATGTTGCCGCGTATGAACGGCTTGGGGTTGCCATCACGGACGCCGACGGCAATATGCGCGACAGCGAAGAAGTGTATTGGGATATCATTGACGCGCTCGGTCAGATGGAGAACGAAACAGAGAGGGACAGCCTTGCAATGACCCTTCTCGGGAAAAGCGCGCAAGACCTGAACCCGCTGATTTCGCTCGGTGCGGATGCTCTCGGAGAACTCATGCAGGAGGCGGAGGATGCGGGTGCCGTTTTATCGGAAGATACGCTGAATTCACTGCTTGAAGTTTCTGACGCTATGGAGCGTATGAAAAGCAGTACGCAAGCCGCGCAGAACAACATGGGAACACTGTCGGCGGATGCGCTTACCGAATACTACAACGGCGCGGCGGCGGTTATACAGGACTTCACGAAAATCGTGCAGACTGCCGCAAACGGTGGGGATATCGGTGATGATTTAACCGCCGGACTGACCGAAAGCATAACCGGCATGGTGGACGGCATTGCCGCTGAAATTCCGGATATTCTGGATGTTGTCAGCGAAATTTCCGGAAGCGTTATTGAAGCCGCCGGGAATGCAATGCCCTCCATAGTAGAAACCATTTCTACATATTTTCCGGAATTGCTGTCTGCTGTCAGCGGAATGCTTCCGGAATTCTTGGAAATAATCGCTTCCATTCTCGGCGCGATCATCGAAAGCATATCTTCTGCAA